GGCGGCCAGATCGGCCTCAATGGCCTGCCTGGCTTTGAGCAGCTCGTCCATCGACCGGTAGGTGATCTGCTTGCCATCCGAGCTGCGAATGGTCAGCTCACCTGAAGCAATCGCTGCATTGATGGCGTTAAGGTCAGGCTGGGTAAACATGCAATCAAATATCGTTTGGTTGCCGTCTCAAAGCTAGGCCAAGTTGAGACGATTTAATGGCCAGGCCATCATCGAGTCTCCCACTGGCTGCCCGTCCAGTGTTTCAGATTGGGTTTGACCCATTCGGCTCCGTCCCATGTTCGCAAAGAACCCACCACCCAGCCGGATGAAGTGAACACATTGAGCAACACGGATTCAAACGGAACCACCACGCCTGAGATGCCCGCAGTATCACTGCCCACCTCAATCGCCGCGAGCGAACCCGATACCAGGACGCGGCCATTGACCAGGGCCACATCCTGACCGGATTCAGACACATTCAGCGAACCGCGAACAATCACCTGCCCTGAAGCACTCAGGGTATCACTGCCTACCTCGGCAGCCGACAGGGTGCCCGATACCCGAACTCCACCAGATGCAGCGAAGGTGTCCGCGCCTGTTTCAGTGGCCGCCAGCGTGCCGATGATGGGCGCATTGCCCACGGTGCCGGTGCTTGCGAAGGTGTCCGAGCCTTCTTCGATAGCGGCCAGCGAGCCTGCCACGATGACAGCGCCAGTTGCTGCGATGGTGTCGAAGCCGATTTCGGTGGCAGCCAGCGAGCCAGCGATGCCGACGCCCGTGCTGGGCCACACCCCCTGCTGCTGCCCCAGCAGCCCGAGCGCAGGAATGCCCGCCAGTGGCGCGGGCATATCAGCCGATGAGGCCGCCCCCCCCTGCAGCAGCGGGCTAAACCACATTTACAGCCCCCGGATCGACCAGCCGATGGCGCGGTCAGTGCCTTGCAGCCTCTGGAGCGTGTACGTCCATCCGTGCATCAGGGCCAGAGCGGGGGTCACGTAGATCGGCTCGGTCTGCACGCCGCTGATGACGACATCATCTATTACGCGCTGCGGGTCGCCCGCCCGTGTGCGCTCGTAGATGCGAATCCGATAACGTTCCGTCGCCGTCAGCGCGGCTAGATCTAGGAAAAGCTGGTAGATGCCTGCCGTGGTCTGGGCACTCAGTGTGGTACTGTTGCTCGGCAGGTCGTACTCGGTCGCGCCGATGGTGGCGCTGCCGCTGTGAGTCTGGGTCAGCGCCATCAGTCGATGCTCCAGTAGGTAAAGCGGGCGTAGCCTGCTGCGCCGTTGCCGCCTGCTGCGCCGCCACCGCCACCGCCGCCAGATGCACCGAAGTTCAGCGTACTGGCGTCATGGCCGGGGGAGCCGCCGTCGCCTCCTGGTGCAAAAATCTGATCCGGCGTCCCAAAAATAGTCCCAGCGCCCGACCCACCACCCCCTCGGCTAACCGTACCGGTCGAGTTGCCGCGCCCCTCGGTTCCGTTATTGCCGTTGGCGCGTAAAACCGCATGGACTTGGGACACCATGCCCCCATGCCCACCGTTGGCGGCGTAAGGCGTACCCGCCGAAGCGCCGCCGCCGCCACCACCACCACCAAAAATACCAAGTCCGCACAGCGGGCTAAAACCTACTGTGTTGGCACCACCTTGGTGGCCGTTGGCACCGGCTGACGACCCGCCTGCTGCGCCGCCAGCGTGTTGCCAGTTGTTACCCGCAGACCCCCCGTTTGCGTGTGTAGTACTAGAAAACGCACCGCCGCTGCCACCTTCGCCGCCCGTCAAGCGGATAAATGTGGGTGTGCGCTGCCCAGTGACTTCTGTGTGGCCACCCGAAGAACCGTTTTGCCCAGAGGCCCCCGCAGCACCAGCAGCGCCGCCAATCCCCGCAGCGCCAACAGTGACGCTGATACTTGCGCCCGGCACCACAACAAGCGGTACACGAACTACCGTGCCGCCAGCTTGCCCAGCCCCGCCGCCACCAACGCCACAAGAGCCGGATGGCCCACCACCGCCGCCGCCACCGCCGCCGCCACCACATCCGTCAAGGATCAGTTCAGCCACCTCACCCGGCACCTGCCAAGCCCATGGGCCGTTGAGCGAAGTCGCATCCACCACGCCATCCGTCACCACCCCGGTGCCACGGATGAACTCGACTACGTGTTGTCTCAGCACATTCCCGCCTAGCGCCATCACACACCTCCTGTGGGTTTTTCGTGCGGCTGCACGGGGGCGTTCAGAATCTCGTCGGCGCGGCCATCGGCCAGTAGCCCACCGTCCTCCAGCGCGATTACGCCGTTGCGGGTGTCTGGGTCGTCGAGGTCGATGAACTGTGCGGCCTGCACCTTGGCCTGGTAGCGCCGCATGTAGGCCGCTTGCACCGTCTCGCCCCGCGAAGCCAGGTCAATCGCCACGGCCTCAGCATCGGTGAAGCGGTTCATGAAGGCCAGCCGCGTGATCTTGCGACCCTCTGGAATCACCACCGGCTCAGGTGCCGTCCAAGTGGTGCCGTCGAAATCCCAGCCGCAGCCGACTTGCGCCAGCGCCTCGGTGCGCTCGATAGCGGTGTGCTCGGGGTAGAACTGCTGAGCACGCTCGACCGAATCCGCAAGGATCACGTTGTCCACACGCCCGTGTTTGATAAGGATGATGTCCATGGGCTACCTCACGCGAAAAACAGATCACCAACCACTTCAGCCGTGCCGGTCGCCGTGGTGTCTGCGTCTGCTGCGCCCGTCACAATGGTGCGGCCAATGCCAGTGGTGAAGCCAACCCCGCGTGCGAAGTCGCGGGTAACAGAGCCGCCTGGTGGGATACCGATGGTCATGACCACGCCTGTACCTGCCGTGGGCACGCCGTTGACGTTGTGCAGCTTCACGTACCGCCAACTCGCTGAGTTGTTGCTAAGGCTCCAGCCATACAGTCGGCCCGCCGACCCCTTGACGTTGGCGGCGTTGGTCGTAGCCGCAGACACCATGTGGTGAATCAAATCCCCGCCCGCCGCCGTGGTGCGGACTTGCATGCCGATGTCGCCGATTAAGTTGCTGCCTGCGGCCAGCGAGCCAGTGCCGATGTTGGCCGTGACGGTGCCAGACACTGGCTGCGTGCCCGATACCTGCGCGGCAGGGATCGGCTCGGTGGCGTAGGGGGCGGGTTGAAGCCGCCAGCTTTGTGCGCCGCTGGTGAAGGCGGTAGCTCGAACCCGGAACCAACTCAGCCCGTTGACCGACAGCTCCCACGCGTAGGCGGGTGCGGCCGACAGGTTGCCTGTCGTGGTCTCGATGGTGTTGGCGTTTGACCGGACGGCCTGCACAGAAAACCAGTTGCCGTTCGTGCCGTCGGTGCTGTTCAGCGAGCCTTCAAACGCCACATTGACCGTGTTGAAGGTGCCGAAGCAGTGAATGGTGATGTTCGACGTGCGGGTGGTGTCCATCACCACCGTCTGACCGTTGGCCGTGATGTTGCCGGTAATGGCCTCTTGCGCCGAAGGCTCTGCCGACACCTTCAAGCGGCCAGCGCCGTTGACCTGGAACGGCACGTAGTCACCGTCTTGCCCCAGGTTCACCCCATGCGCGTCGGTGCGCACACCCAGCATCATGATGCCGCTGGACGCACTGATGTGCGGGCTGTCTTCGGTCTGCACCAGGCCCTGCAAATGCACTGGCAGCGGGTTAGTGGCGCTTACGTCCACCGAAGCGCCGTCTTCCCCCCACGTAGCTTTCACGCGGGGGTGGTGAACACCCGTCACATTATCGGAAGCGAACGGAACGCCTCCTACAAGATAGTTGTCAGCCATGGTTATGCCGCGTGGGTGATGATGGCGGCACTGATCGTGACCGTCTGGCCGCTGCTGATGTTCAGCGAGTCTAGGTTGATGTCGCTGCCACTGAGGCCGACCGTAAGGCCGGTGATGACGTCGGTGCCGCCCGATGCCGTGCGAATCCGCGCGGCACCCGCTGTACCACTGGCCGATGCCGTGGCGTTTCGCGGGAAGCCGGAAAGCGTCAGCACTCCAGCCCCCGTGGCAGCGCCTGCGATGGGGTTCGACAGGCTATATGTCGCCAGGATGGTTCCCATGCCCGTGGTGCCGATCTCCAGCACCGCCGTTGAGCCTGCCTGGGTGGTGACTGCGCCCATTCGGGCTATTTTTACTGCGTTAGGGTAAACGACAGCCATGATGGATTCCTTTGCTTACGGAACTTGGAGCCACAGATCGTTGATCTGAGGGTTAGACGGCGGGGTCGCCGATACGATGATTCCGGGGTTGCCTTGTGGCCCTTGTGGGCC